GTCTTATCCAAGCCGTTTTCAATATTTAGATGCAATACAAGACGGGACACACTTAGTGATAGAGGCAACATTAAATACATGGGCAGGAAATATAATGGTTCTGACCACTAAAACCTGCAAAGCCCAATGATCAACCCAGATGCAAAGTGCGTAGTTAATGGCTCGAAATTAAACGAGGCAATAATAGCCTTAAATCCATTGTTGGCAATGGATATAATTACTGGCAATGTTGCACAGCCGGTTGTAAAATATGGTGAATCTAGCGTTCAAATTGTAATACCTTCAGGTGTTGTTTTGAATGAGGAATTGGATATTGTTGGACCGAATAATACAGCAACAAGCAGGTTTTTTGCAACCGGCACAAGCGGTGGGAGTAGTTCCTCCGGGGCAACAGTTGAAACTAGCTCTCCTGTTAACGGAAGTAATCCCAGCCAACCCAAGCCCAACAGGGACTCCCTAAACATTGCTGGCGCTGGCGCTCCACAAGGGGCTATGTTGGATATAGGCGGTCTTGCTGTTGGTGGTGGCAATAGAGGCATTAATGGTGGCAATACTGGTGGTGGTGTGAATATTGACAATGGTCCTTGGCCTCCTGCTGTTCCGGGTGGCCAACCAACTGATGAATTTGGCAATGTGATCGGCTCCGGAAACTTGGGAATGCCAATTGCACCAAAAACTAACGTAAATGGGCAACCAATAGACAGCTCAGGTAATGTTGTAAGCCCGTCTGGTGCTTTGAGGGATACCGGTTCAGATTCAGGTTCAGGCGGTCAACCAAACTTACCCGGAGCGCCCCCACCTAATGCTCAAGTTGAAGCCAACAAAAAGGAACAACAAGACAGCCAATTTGATTCATATATGTCTAATTTAATAGATAAAATGGCTCAAGCTAGGACTCAATTAAGCCGTGCTAAAAAAGCTGACACGCAGAAATTCAACCCTGAAAAGAACAGGTGGGAATATAAAAGGTTTGGTGACCCTGACAGCCCTACTGTTCAGGTTGCAAAAGAACGGCTAAAAACTTTGAAAGCTGAATATGAACGGGCTAAAAACAAAAGAGAATAATTAAAAATAATTATGCCAAATAACATTCTAAGATTCGGTCCATGGTCTACTCGTAATAATTACAGATTTTTCCCGGGAGATCACCCGCCAGAAGGTGAAGGCGGGAAACTGGATTTATCTGGTTATTCTACAACGCCATACCCGGTCAACTGCAACGTAGAAGATTGGGCTAGTGGCGATGAATGGCTTTCTTTAACAAGAATAGCAAAAGGTTTCGATTATACATATTTCTACCAATTATACGAAGAATACGCAGACCCTATAAATACAACGAGAGAATCGACCGCAGATATGTCAGAAGCTAGTGTTTCTTTGGGTTTTTTCTACCAAGCAACTTCAGATTTTGAAATTGATTTTTCTTTCACCATGGCAAACCAATTTCAATACGGTGGTTATGGTTACGAAAGCTTGTATGTTACTGCTGAACAACCAAACCTGATTCAACAGGGGGATTTTCACACTTATCAAGGGAGTCAAGTTTCCGGAACTGACACAATAAGTTGTAAGGCAGGAGTGATAGGGGTTTGTATTGCATTTGTTGATAATTTTGGCTCTGATTATATTGGGGATACTGTTTCAGGAAAACTTTCGAAGACACCTTAAATGAATAACGCAATTTCATCCACAGTTGACATATAAGCCACGTTATAGTATTTAAAGGTAAACCATGCCAGATTTATTCATTAACACCCAAAGGCCAGTAGATAGGTCTATTGTAGCGGGAGCCAACCAACCACAAAGAGAAACATTGGCTGGAATTTATGTTGCTGGTAGCACATATAATTTTAATTTATATTTTGTCAGGAATGATGGTAGTTATGACCCGGCTTCGGGAGATGATGCTACAGACGTTCAATTAGCCATATCAACACTAGGTAGGACAATTAGCGGGACATTTACCCTATCTGATGGAATAGACACAACAGAGCCTATTGAGAATGGAGCAACAGCCGAAGTTGTTGAAGAAGCTTTAAACAAGTTGAATGGTGGAACGGGCTTGAATTTGGGTTCCCCGAGTCTTGTTGATGTCCGCAAAGAAAACGATACGCAATACAATATTACTTTTAGGTCAACAGGGGCAATGTCAGCCATTGTAGGCGATAGTGTTACATTGTTCCCCGAATCTAGCGTAACGGGCTCTATATCCGAATCAGGTGGCGTTAATGAGTATGCACAGCAAACCATTGAAATAGTTCGCCAACCGGCAATTTATCAGAATACATGGTCAACAATTACCAATGGATTTACTGCTGAAGTATCTTTAGATACGACCCGCTTATTACAGTCTTTAGTTGCCGAGCCTGATGAAGCTTTTTATATAGAAGTTAAAATGAACGGCCAAACAGTGGCAAAAGAAGTTGTTACTGTTCAAAAGTCAACTATGCCAGCAAGTGCCTTTAGTGCAATACCCATCAAAAGCTTGTTGGATTTATTTGCACAAGACCCAAATAGTAATGCTTATTTTGATGCTGAAGTATGGAGTGATGCAATTAGCGCAACAGGTGGTGTAACTTCCGTAAATGGAGAAATTGGTGATGTATTAGTGGCAACAGTTGAACAAGGCGCTTTGGCTGATTCAGCAGTTCAAAATGACAGCACTAATATCCTTACAAATAAAACCATGATTGATATTAGCAATGAAATTCATGCTGATATGATTCATTTACACGTCCGTGCTGATGAAGACATTTTGAAAGGGCAAGCTGTCAAATTTGATAGTTACAGCATAGGGCAAGATAGCATTAAAGTAAGTTTGGCTGACCAATCAACAGACATTTCTATTGGAATCGCTGAAGATGACATTCCAAATAATACTCTTGGTTTAGTTGTTGTTTCAGGCGTGTTGAAAGATGTGGACACAAGTTCATTTACTGAAGGGGCAGTATTATACGTAAATGGTAATGGTGATTTACAAGAGGCCGAACCGACAACAGGCTATGCACAACCAATTGCAATTTGCTTAAGAAGTAACGCCAATAACGGAGTTTTACAAATCTTAGCGGACTATCCTAAACAGGATTCTAGTGACGTTCGTAATGATTCTAATGTAACCGGAGCAACAGTAAGTGATGCACTCAATTATTTAGAAACAAATTTAGGTGTTCAGGCTTGGGGTGCAATCTCCGGGACTTTATCTGACCAAACAGATTTGCAAAGCGCACTTGACCTGAAACAAAATATTTTATCAGAGGGGGCTTTTGTTGATGGTGACAAAACAAAATTAGACGGAATAGGAGCAGGTGCAAACTTGCAAACAGTAGTAGCTGGGACTAATGTTACAGTTAATAATACCGACCCTCAAAATCCAATAGTTAGCGCAACAGGTGCAGTTGATTCTGTCAATGGGCAAACAGGGGCTGTAATTTTAGACGCTGACGATATAGATGATTCTGCCACCAATCACAAATTTGCAACTCAGCAACAATTAGACAACGCCGACAGCGCCCTGCAACCTTCAGATCCAACCTTGGATAGCATTACGGATAACGGCTCAAGCACAACCAATAATATTACTGTAGGTAGTAGAATCACAACTGGTAACAATACTGCCTCGGGTGCAACAGCCACGGCAATAGGTGGACAAAACAATACTGCTAGTGGGTCGAGCGCTGAGGTTCTTGGTGGTGATGGTTCGACTGCAAGCGGACAAGGCTCAAGCGTTATTGGTGGTAGTAATCACCAAAATGCTGGAAACTGGTCTGCTACGGTTGGGGGGCTGAACCAAACAATTGCAAGCGGGGCTGTAAGAAGTGCTATTCTTGGGGGATATAATCATAATATGAATCATATTGATTCAGTTATTATTGGTGGAAACAGCATAACTTCTGATTCCGGCAATACAGTTTTTGTTCCCAACTTGAATGTTAAAGACGGCTTAAAGATGCCAACTGGAGCAAGTGACGGGTATGTTTTAAAAACTGATTCGAGCGGAAACGCAACATGGTCAGAAGGGTCAGAATCGGTGGGTGGAGCAACTTGGGTTTATAATAGTTCGGGTTATAGTGATCAAATTTACGGTGATATCCCGTATCAATGGCGGTATATTACACAACGTACCAGCGACAAGTTGATAGTCATAGGCACAAGTTGCAAAAACATTGGGGAAATGGCTTTTGTTGCTCACAATAATGCACAGGGTGGTCTAGCTATCCCTGATAGCGTTGAAACCATTGGTCGGTTTGCTTTTCAAACATACGCACAATCAGCATCAGCAAAAGGAACATTAAGATTGCCAAGCGGTTTGGAGAGGATTGAACAAGGGACATTTCAAAACTCAAGATTTATTGGTAGTTTGACGTTGCCTGAAACACTAACATTTATTGGGTATAACGCTTTTGAATCAGTTACATTTAGTGGTGATCTAACTATACCGCCATTAGTAACAGAAATTCAAAATTGGGCATTTTATAACAATGCCAGCTTAGGTGCAAACCTTACACTGCCAGAATCACTCGTTACAATAGGGACTAGAGCATTCCGTGCCTGTTCTGGAATAACGACAATATATTGCTACACAACTAAGACAGCTCTCGATGTATTTGAATCTTTGAGAGATTCTGGCGTGATGACAATTCACGCCAAGGCTTCAGACTCAACATGGACGGCTGGGAGTAATCTCACAATTGGAGATAAATCAGGCATCACCGTAATTAAAGATCTCTAATATGAAATATATAATCACAGACGCTGGCAATAATGTTCTGTTCGTTCAAGATTTTGAGGCGAGCCAAGAACAAAAAAACGAAGGCTTGAAAAGTGAATCTATAACGCAGGAAATTGCTGATGAAATTGACGCAATTGATGTCCCTATGTTTTGGGTTGACGGTAATTTGCTGAACTCGGAACAGTTTTCAAACCCAGCCCCTTACTCAGTCAGCAACTATCAAATCAAAAGGGCTTTGAATACGAACCCGGCTGATCGTGAGGCGGTTGAAGCTTTGATTGCTGGTGCTGATCAAGATACAGTAGATGGCTGGAATCACGCTCAACATTTCAAATCTGATCACGCTATTTTTATTGGTGCGGTTGATGTTCTTGGCTGGTCTCAAGAAAAAGTGGATGACTACCTAAGATTGGCAAACACATTTGAATAACTTATGAAAAAACTGATACAAAAACTAAAAGAACCGTCAACTTGGCAAGGCATTATTGTTGTGCTTGCACTTGCTGGTGTGGAATTAGCACCCGAACAAACTGATTCTATTATTCAAGCGGGTATTGCACTTGCCGGGGCAATTCTAATTTTCAAAAACGAAAAGTGAAAATGAAATATTTAATAGCCTCAATCTCGTTGATTGCCCTAGCATCATGCTCAGTCCCGGTTCAATTCGGGTTTGAAACTAACGGAGTCAAGACTAGTTATTCGTCAAAAGGCGGGTTGATTATAGATATTGAGCCGGCTGTATTCATTGATCAATCAAACAAATGAAGCCAACTGTTTGCATAGACCCCGGCCACGGAGGGAAAGACAGCGGGGCGGTAGGTGCAAGCAATGGTTATTTCGAAAGCCACGGAGTGCTTAATATTGCCCTCATGGTCAGGGACATATTACGCCCACATATTAATGTAGAACTGACAAGATCCAATGATGAGTTTTTGAGCCTATCTGAAAGATGTAAGCTTGCCAATCAGCTTTCAAAATGCACAGCATTCATTAGCATACACCTGAACAGCGCAAGCAATCCGGGGGCAGAAGGTTGGGAGGTATTCACTAGCGGTTCAAATAATTCACGAATATTGTCGGCCAACATAGCGAATAGCCACCTTTATACATTTCCGGAACAAAAAAACAGGGGTGTTAAAGAAGCTACATTTTATGTCTTGAGGCACACTACGATGCCAGCTTGTCTATGGGAAGGTTGCTTCATGAGTAATGATAAAGAGAGCAAATGGGTTGCCGAAGATGATACTCAAAAGAAAATGGCTCAAGCAATATCTAATGGTATTCTTAATTACTACGGAATAGAGTCACAAAACAATAATAGACAATTGACGTTAGAGGAACGTGTTGCTAAAATTGAAAAACAACTGAATATTACATGATTGCTAGCACTCTTACCGGTTTGAATAATTTAGGGGAATACGGATTAATTGGTGCTATCATTGGCGCTTTATTCATTACCATCGGATACTTCATGAAGGGATTATCTAAAAAAGACGAACAGCATAGTGCCTTCATTCAACAAATTTTGCGAGAAGACCGGGAAGAAAGGGCTATTGAAAGGACTGAGCATAAAGAAGCAACTATTAGACTGTCTGGTGCTATTGACCAATTGACGGCCGAACTCAGGAAAAGGTAATCGGACTTATTCCCAATCTCCCAGCTATTCGCTTGCATACTTATATGCTAGCCCTTATATAACCCATGACAGCCGACTGGCTCGAGGGGTGTTTTCTTGCTTTCTACCCTTAAGCCGGGAGGCTGTTTTTTGCTTTACGACATATCATCGTTACTAGCTGTCATAACCCAATGTTTATGTGCAATGCGATGAAATAGCATTTTGCGTTCACGCATTCCGTATATTTCATACCATATGCCATTGTCAGTCAGTATTTTCCATTGACGTCCCGGTTCGTTAACGCACTTAATAAATGAACCAGTTGGGAATTTACCGAGTGGCTTTTTTGTAGTTGCTTCGTTCATGATAAAACAATCTATCATGTTACCGACCAAAAGTAAATCACTAATGCTAATTATTTTCCGCTTATATATAAGGGGTCAAAATAGTTTGTTTTTTTTATTTACATTGTGCGGTAAATATGATAGAACAGTTCGAGCATGAAAACAATGAACGAAAAAGAAATCGAAACCATCATCCAAACAAACTCAACCGATAAGCTGTGGCGGGAGATAGTTGAACTACGTGAAACTTCCATAAACGAAGATTGGAATGAGCCTTACAGCATTGCTGAAAGCTTTGATCATTTAGATCACATGAGTGATGAGCCACACTATCAATATTTGAGAACGCCATGTCGCAAGGTTAACATTGCCTTGGGGGTTTATGTTCCGATGACCCAAGAGCAAATAGATAACACTAACGTCAGTCATGGTAAGAAATGGTGTTTCAAGCTCGGAGGCGTAGCCTATCAATTTTCCCATCATGTGCTGTAATACCCTTAGCCGGGGCAACGCAGTAATTGATAATCAAATGAAAATAATTAACGATTTTTATTTACATGCTGTGCTTTATGCACCATACTGTATTCAGCATGAAAACAAATCATAACAAAAAGAAGTATATCTTACGCCACCGCAATATCCTCTCAGAGCGAATTGCTATTGCAGAATACGGTGGTTATCCCGTATGCCATAGTTGGCGTAAATCAAAACCACTTACTATCGTTCAGGCTACTCAAGCTTACAATGAACTTGAGAAATTAGAGTATGAAGTAGAAATAGTAGAAATCAAATAATGAAAACAAATAATAACAAAAAGAAGTATATCTTACGCCACCGCAATTTCCTCTGGATGCGAATTGCTATTGCAAAAGACGGTGGTTATCCCGTATGCCATGGTTGGCGTGAATCAAAACCACTCACCATTGTTCAGGCCACGCAAGGCTACAACGAACTTGAGAAATTAGAGTATGAGGTAGAAATAGTAGAAATCAAATAATGAAAACAATACTAAAGCATAAAGGGGTAGCTGAATGCACCAAAGGCGAAGACGAGGCTAGTGACTATAAATGGTATGCCTTACTGAAAGAGGGCTGGGTTTTTTCCGATGGTCGCAGTGCAGGGACTAGGTCGCTGTTCTTCAACAAGCTTGCTGATTTCAAATATGCAGAGCCGGTTCAGGTAGGCGAAACCGAATAACCCCGCCCCCGGTTCAATAATAAAGCACATTTACAACGGCTCTAAAGCCTAATGAAATATGAGTGCAATTAATTAAATGAAAATAATTAACGATTTTTATTTACATATTACGATTTATGCACCATACTGCGTTTACCATGAAAACAACTACTAAGAAAATCACTAAGTTCAATTCACTTTCAGAAGCTGTCAAGCACGCTGATCTAGATCTCAGCTACAATCAGTTCACCGCTGACCAAGAGATTAAGTCACTTGAGGACGATGGTGTTGATACAGTCTACGTTACCGAAGACAATGAGGTCTACTACATCTACCAGTGCGACATCCGAATCCTGCACAAGTTTAGCCCATTTTCACACTGCATCTCCAACTCACCTTTTCAGCATGTCTACACCATCGGTGACGAACTCACATTTACTGACACCTTCATTCAGAAAAATGCTCAGAATCGCAAGACGATTGCACTGCATGACATGCTAGTCCACTAAGCTATCACTTACTACTAGCCTGACCCTTAAGCGGGTCGGGCTTTTTGGGTGTAATGAAAACAGAAACTAAGACCGCTATTCCTATCAAGTGTAGCCGATGCTACCGAGAGCGAATCAAACTTCAAATCCGACACTGAATAACCAAACAAAAATGAACCAAGGACGGGTAGCAGTCGGACTACCACGACTTGTTCGACATTAAAATCATGGACAAACCAAAATACACAAAAAGAGAGGAAGAACTACTACGAGAGAACCGCGATCTGAGGATCAAGGTTAAGCAGCAAGAGCAGGAAATTCTAGACCAAATATCCCATTCGGGAGTTTGGGTTAAACAGCTAAAAGCGAAGTCGCAACAGGTGATTGACTTACTCAACAAGTATGAACCCGACCCATACGAGTCGAACAGAATAGATACTAATGGATACTAGAATGGATACTAGAACAAAGACATACTGTGGGCAACCCCATTGAGTATTCATGCATGAATCTTGCATACGCCAATCTTGAGAACTTCTAATTCAAACCCAATAAAATTATGTT